GCTCGCTAATTGAGCACATTTATGTGAACAATATTGATTAGTGGATGTGTGCCTAAATATTTTTTCGGCACCACAATGCTTACAGTTAAAAATTCGCTTAGGTTTACCGCAATACTTTGTATGCATCGTTAAACCTTGCGTGTTTTTAAACTCTGATTTACAGTTGGGACATTCGTGTTTCATATAAGTATTTATCAGTCTGGTAGCGCAGAATAGAAACATAGGCGTACAAGGTTCGAATCCTTGTACTCCGACCAAAAACTCTCCCTGACATGCGGAGTATAATGTGATAAGTAGTATGTCAAAAATTTAATGCGGGCGTAGCTCAGTTGGTAGAGCATTACCTTGCCAAGGTAAATGTCGTCGGTTCGAACCCGATCGCCCGCTCCAAAGGACAATTATGTTAGAATGTTTGATTCTAGGTGACAGTATTGCAGTTGGTACAGCTAATATTCGTACTGAGTGTGTTTCATATTCACATGGTGGATGGAACTCGTGGCAGTGGAATAAGAAGTATAAAGACACTCCCGTTGCAGCAAAGACAGTAATTATCAGTTTAGGCAGTAATGATAATAAAGGTGTTAGAACTCTTTGGGAGTTACAACAACTGCGTGATAGAACAAAAGCAGATAGAGTCTATTGGATCCTTCCTGCAATTAAACCAGACATCCAAGAGATGGTCAAATTAGTTGCCAAGGATCATAACGATGTCGTGTTACCTATTACACGATTACAAAAAGATGGAGTTCATCCTTCCTGGGCAGGTTATAAAGAGCTTGCAGATAAATCAAGGTGATGCTATAATAAGTTTATAGTTAGTATGCGGGGTTAGTTTAATGGCAAAACAGCAGATTTCCAATCTTCGGTCGAGAGTTCGATTCTCTCACTCCGCTCCAAATATATCTGGCGTTCGTTCAATGGATAGGACATGATTCTTCTAAAGTCATTATGGAGGTTCGATTCCTCCACGCCGGGCCAATAACAATAAGGTAGATAATGGGTAAGAAAGAAGAACAAGAAGCAACCGATGCCGCTGTTGCAGAATTTTTAGCAGGCGGTGGAATCATTCAACAAATTCCAATGGGTAAGAGTGGTCGCGTCGAGGGTGAAAGTTATAACCCTTGGGGCAAAAAGAAAACCACAGCACCTAGCCCACTAGCAGAACCTCCAGAAGAAGATTAAGCTCTTATAGTATAATGGCTATTATGCTGTCTTGGTATGACAGAGATCGTAGTTCAATTCTACGTTAGAGCACCAAGTATGCGAGTGTGGTGGAATGGTATACACAGCAGACTTAAAATCTGCCGCTTAATTGATTGAGGGTTCAAGTCCCTCCACTCGTACCACGAACAAAGCCCCGGTAGACAAATTGGCAAAGTCGTCTCTCTCAAAAAGAGAAATTTAAATGCGGGTTCAACTCCCGCCCGGGGTACCATTGACAAACACAGTGTTTGGTTGTATAATAATAGAATGTATAAAGTAATAAGCAAATCGGGACTCCCACTTAACTCATGTCCTACACTAAACGAAGCTATGGCATTTGCCAAAACTGTAGGTATGTTTGTAACTATCAGCGGCCCGGATTTTGAAGTGTGCGGTATATTTGGAGTTGATAGTGTTGAAGATGGTCTATGTCCAGATGGTGTAGCTTACACATGGAACAAAGCTAGCCGTATAGGACGAATTAAAAAAGAGAGAGTATAATGCCCTGGATTGAAAATGTATCATTAGGAGATATTCCCAAAGGTCGGCATCACAACGCCGGAGAGAACTCTATGCTGATTCAAATTGTTGATCCGGACATGGAGTTTCCTGTGCCAATGCACAAGTTTAAATCTACTCATCAGTTTAAGTTTCTTGATTTAGAAAAAACCGATGACACAATAAATGACCAATGGAAAATTCAAGACGAACAAGCTGAAGAATTAGTTCGCTTGTTGCAACACGCTCTAGAACATCGCATGAACGTTGTTGTGCATTGTGTAGCAGGTGTATGCCGTAGTGGGGCTGTATGTGAAGTAGGAACCATATTAGGCTTTGACGATACTGAAGTATTTCGTAGCCCCAATCTTCTTGTCAAACACAAGATGATGAAAGTGCTAGGAATGACCTACGATGAAAGCGAACCACACACAATTAATGGTATAACTACTGATTGGGGATTTGTTATTCCAAAGAATCGCGAAGGCGATATCTAACCGTAGTAATTCTACAACAAAAGAAAGCCCTGTTACTATGCAGGGCTTTCGCACGATGTTATAATGTATATAGAGGAAATAAAATGAAAACATGGATCACTAGCGATTTACATTTCGGTCACAAGAACATAATGAAGTTTTGCCCGATCACGCGAGCAAGATTCCGCGACGATGTTAGCTACATGAACGAAGCCATGATTAAGGAATGGAACGATTTAATCGAGCCAGAAGACACTGTTTACATCTTAGGTGATGTAGCATTTATGTCAGGCAGCGATGCTGGAAGAACTGTGAATCGTTTAAACGGCTCAAAGATCTTAGTTGAAGGAAATCACGATCGTAAAACGTTACAGGATGCCACATTCCGTAATGCGTTTAAAGAAGTACACAAGTATTTGGATGTTACCTATGACGGTCATAAGATTGTTATGTTTCACTATCCAATCAGCGAGTGGGATCAAATGCACAGAGGTTCCTTACATTTCTTTGGTCACGTACATGGTGGCGACAGCGGTATGGAAAAATATCGTTGTAGAGATGTAGGTATGGATGCCACAGGCATGATAGCTGTGTCAATGGAATGGGCAATTGCCAATGTTAAGAACAATGAAATAAAAGGACATCACTAATGGATATCGTAGAAAAAGCTCGCATCTTTGCAACTGCTGCTCATGCTGCTGTCGATCAGCGCCGTAAGTATACCAACGAACCCTATATTGTTCATCCTAAACAAGTTGCCGACTTTGTAGCCAACGTCCCCGGTGCCACACCCGAGATGATTGCTGCTGCTTGGTTGCATGATGTTGTTGAAGATACTAAAGTAACCAACGAAGACATTGCTCGAGAGTTTGGTGACAAAGTTGGTGAGTATGTAGGCTGGGTAACTGACATTAGTCGTCCTGAGTATGGCAATCGTGCATTCCGTAAAGAAATGGATCGTAATCATATTGCAGGAGCACCTGGAGAAGCGCAGACAATTAAGTTGGCTGACATCATCAGTAACTGCTCTAGTATCATGATTCACGATGAAGACTTTGCTAAAGTTTACTTTGAAGAAAAACGATTGTTGTTAGAAGTCTTAACAAAAGGCGATTCTGGATTGTATAACTATGCATCTAATTTAGTATTGGACGAAGAATGAAACTGTTATTAGTACGTGGCTTGCCAGGATCTGGCAAGTCCACTATTGCAAAAAACTTAATTGGTTACTACTATCATGTAGAAACTGATATGTTTTGGATGCAGGACGGTGAGTATAAGTGGGATGCTAGTCGACTAGGCGAAGCTCACGCATGGTGTTTGAATCGCACTCGCGAACTTATGACCACAGGATTCTCACCTGTTGTTAGCAACACGTTTACTACTATCAAAGAAATGCGCCCGTATTTTGATCTTGCCAAAGAGTTTGACATTGTTCCAACTGTAATGGTTGTACAAAATGAATGGGGCAATGTGCATAATGTTCCGGAAGAAACTTTGGCTAAAATGAAGGCACGATTCCAATTTGATATCTCGGAGTTATTCAATGTTTAAAGATGAGTTAAAAGAATATGTAGAAACTAGCGGCTTAGTCAACATGCGAGAGTGTGGCGATGGTATCTACGTACTGAAGTACAAGAAGAGAGTGTTCTACGATAACTTGTGGAACGAGTACATTGCTGAATGCCGCGGTAGTATTGTAGACAAGGATTTCAACTTGGTTGCTTATCCATTCACAAAGATCTACAACTACGGCATTGAAAAGGAAGCACCAGTGCTTACCCCAGATACCAAGGTAACTGCTTTCCGCAAAGTCAACGGCTTCATGGTTGCTTGTACATTGCATAACGGTAAACTGTTAGTGTCTACTACTGGTAGCACAGACAGCGACTATGTTAACATGGCACGTGAGCTAATTGACGAAGCAAAGTATCTGGACCTGTGCTCACGCTGGAAAGGGTATACTTTTATGTTTGAGTGCGTTCACAAAAACGACCCACATATCGTTCCTGAAAAGGAAGGTATGTATATTCTAGGATATCGCGAAAACAAATGGAACACACATGTTGAACATGATCCATTCATGTTAATGGAAATGGGTCGTGTGCTCGATTGCTTTGTGCCAGAAAGTGTAACAACTAACATGGCACGAGTAGAACAAATGGCCAAAGAATGTAGTCACGAAGGTTATGTATTCTATACCAACGAAGGTGTAAGTGCTAAGATCAAGTCACCATACTACTTGACTTCAAAGTGGGTTGCTCGCAATCCGCGGACAGATAAGTTAGTAGACTTGAATAAAGACATCAAGCACAACATTGACGAAGAGTACTATCCACTAATTGATGCAATTCGTGCTAACATTGTTGAGTATACTGCCATGAATGAACAGGCTCGCTTGTCATGGGTTCGAAACTATTTGGAGGATGTATGATTGATGAAAGTCATTTACCTGTAGCAGAACAAAGTCTAGTCTTTCGTTTGCGTAAGCGAGCAGAGATTCGTAGACAAAACAAAGATCGCAAAAGTGTTCAAGAGGGTGCCAACGATCGCATCTCAGACCTTCTAGAAGAAGCGGCCAACGAAATTGATAAATTAAACAGTAGATTGGAATAATAATAGGGCCTTATGGGCCCTATTTTTTTGACTTTAATTTATTACACATATATAATAACAATGTGGCCGTGAGTGGAATTGGTAGACCTCCCGCTAGTCCCATAGACTAGAGTGGGGCTGGGGCAAAGTCGTAGACAGCGCCTTTGTAGGTTCGAAACCTACCGGCCATACCACATTTTCTATTTGTAGACTAGGTTGTCTATAAGTAAAAAACATAACTAAGGAACATATAATATGTCAAATACAGTAGAACAACTAAAAGCAGCAATGGAAGCATTCCTTGCAGAAGATAATAAATTCGTAGCAGGTAACGCAGCCGCTGGTACTCGCGCTCGTAAAGCTCTCCAAGAAGTTGCTAAATTAGTTAAACTCGTCGCACAGAAATCACAGACGAAAAGAACGCTCGTAAAGAAGCCAAGGCGGCCTAACATGAGCCAAGACAAGATCGATTACTCCATCGATCTTGGTGATTACGATACCACCAGCTATGCACTTAGTAGCAGTGGTATCGATACAATCACCTTAGATCCTAATACATTTTCATCTATAACAAGTTCAACTATTTCGGTCAGTCCAAATTATAATTGGTCAGGAACTAATGGCACGGGCATTTATACAACTACCGGTACTAGCCCTTACATAATTAGTAATGGTGGTGGCTACTCAATCAATACTACAACTCCTAGTATACAGGTTAAGGGTGATGCTGAGTTTGATGGTGACATTAAAATGCAAGGTAAGAGTTTAAATGCCTGGATGGAAATCATGGAACAACGTCTTGCAATACTTGTACCAGATCCAAAGAAACTAGAAAAATTTGAAGCCTTGAAAAAAGCCTATGAACACTACAAAACAATGGAAAGTCTTTGTTTTGAAGAAGAAGTGAAAGAATCTAAATAATGAATGTACAATTACTCAGCTACAGCCAACCAACAAAACAATTTGCAGACATGGGCATCGACGATGCACAAGAACTCATCGCGTATTGCGCCCGTGTCTCCAACCCAAGCAACCAACTCAATACAGAGACATCAGAGAAGCTTATACGATATCTTGTTAAACACGCACACTGGAGTCCCTTGGAAATGGTTTCAGCCTGTGTTGAAATCACCACAACCAGAGACATTGCCCGACAAATCCTTAGACACAGAAGTTTTGCCTTCCAAGAGTTTAGTCAACGATACGCTGACCCTACACAGGATCTTAACTTCGTCACTAGAGAAGCACGATTGCAGGACACCAAAAACAGACAAAATTCTGTTGAACTGGATCTCACAGACGCTAGCCAAAGAGAGCTTGCACGTTTATGGGAAGAAAAACAACAAGGTGTTATTAGAGCCGCTCGAGAAGCCTACACTTGGGCTGTCAGTAACGGTCTAGCCAAAGAGCAAGCTCGTGTTGTACTTCCAGAAGGTAATACAGAAAGTCGTGTTTACATGAACGGAACACTGCGTTCGTGGGTTCACTTTATTGAATTACGTTCGGCAAACGGTACACAAAAAGAACATCAGCTGGTTGCTCTAGCATGTGCCAAAGCCATTGCTGAAATTTTTCCAATGGCAGAATCACTAACCAATCATGGATGATAATCTCAAAGACTTCTGTAACAATTACGAAGTCAAAGTTGTAAATGATACCCAGCGTTATGCTAGATATCGCCGTCCTACTTTTTTTTCTTACGAACACGATGCTAGTTTAATTCGTAATGATTTGATGGATCTTCAAACTGAAAAATTGTATACAGTTCAAATTCCAGAAAGTAGACTAAAAACATTAGTCGAAATGGAAAAACGTTTTATGAATCACCGAGACGATCCCGGCATTAGAGACATGTTTGAAACTCTAATGGATAAAGAACGTGAAGAAGCCCATTACAGGCATACCAACGAAGCTGTTAAAAAAGCCTATGAGCAGTATAGTATCATGTTAAATCTAGCAGGCTATCAAAGGAAATTTTAATGAATAGCGTACAGATATTATCTGCTTGTCTAGCATGGCTAGTTTTAATAGGGTTAGTATATCGTCATATTACCTTTACTAAAATTAAAGAATGCTATAGCATGTGGTTTACAAAGGAATACTGGACCGACTACAATATTGTAGAGTTTGCTAGTTGGGCGGCTAAGGCCATAATCATTGTTCCTGGCTTGATATTTGGTATACAAATTTGGTGGCTGTACTTCTTTACACTGGCAACTAGTCTTACACTTATTTGGGCCAGTGAAAAGAAACTATTACCGACGTTAGTGGGATTCAACACCATTTGGGTTTGGATTAGTTGCATGGTACTAGCCCAGCATCTTGTTTAATCATTCAAAAACCAACTGTATTGACACATTTATAAACAGATAGTATAATTACATTTACAAAGGATTAGAAATGAGTCGATCGCATTATTGGACATGCAGTAAGTTTGCAGACTGGCTTCGTGGTACTACTAAACTTAAATGTGGCACTAGCGAGGAATGGAACGAATGGGAAAAACGAGCAAAAGCAGATTATCCGGTTCGTTGGTGGCTGGCTGAAGAAGGGCTTGACTATCTACAAAAGATAGTGTATTATCCCACAGATAAACTTTATGACGTTAAGTATTACATTAATAATCGCTGGATTACTCGTACTCATGCTCTTACGGCCCATCCTCGAGACATACAGCCTGGTCACTGGTGTGATGTTGGCAATCGCTTCCTTCCTTGTCTTTTCAATGAGCTTGTGGATTTTGTTGAAGTAGAACAAGCATGGAGTCACATTGCCTGGGGCAGTGAAGAAGATAAAGCAAAGTATAAGGCACCGTTCTGGGCAACTGGTTGGTTCCGTTGGAGAACATGGCGTTGTCCACAAGCTGGTCTAGACCATCTTAATTGGGCTATGACTTTGACTAATACTGATTGGTGTGAACCGGGCCACAAAGACTACGGCAAGCCAACTGGTCAAGCACTTAGAGCCAAGGAAATTAAAGAGCTGTATGTATGGTGGACTACCGTATATCCTAACCGCAAAGATCCACATGAGTTAAGCGGTTGGAACGAGTTTTGCGATCGACGTAGGCAAGCAGCCAAAGCAGATGGCAATGATAGTTTTTGGGCAAGTATGAACGACAAAACCCCAGCTGAGCGTAAAGAAAGTACTCGCATACTTAAACTGTGTCAGAAGATTGAAAAAGAACAAAGTGACGAAGATGAAGCTATGATGATCCGATTAATTAAAGCACGAGATTCGCTATGGACCTAAACGTAGTAAAGGTTAAATGGAATCACGAACAAAGTGGCATTTGGTGGAATGAAACCTGCGCTATGATTTTAGAAAAATTTGGATTACCGGGTAATAGATACATAACTAAATCGACTGAAAACGACATGGATTTTGTTTTTAATGATGTTAATGATGCTACAATGTGTAGATTATATATAAGCGAAAGACTATGAAATCAATTAAAGAAAAAACATTTGAAGAACTAACATCTGATGATTGCAAAGAACTAAAGGTCGAGTTTGCACCTGGTTGTTTTGACACATTTGACGGCACCCAAGAAGAGCTAGATGGTCTTATTGCCGAAATACAAGCAGCAATTAAAGATGGATCTATTTTAGAAAATTCTCGTCCGCTTGATGTTGATAAACTAATGGACGAAGATCCGGAACTTGCATATCATATTGCTGCCACATTAGGTGCAATTGATGATAATACTCCTAAACGTACACTACAATGAAATCTGAAACTCCAGCAGAAGGTATTTTGAAACGCAGCGACTTCGGTGATAGTAAATTCTATCAAGTTGTCTGTGGCTGTGGTCAAGAGCATCACGACCATACAGTTGAAGTCGAAGCTGCTGATACAGGTATCAACGTAAACATCTATGCTACAGCTAAAACAAATTATTGGTCAGAGACTTTTAAAAAGCGATTTGATATCGACAATAGTTGGCAACAAGAGTTTGATTGGTTCTGGAAAGATCTAGTCAACGGACTAGTTACTAGACTTAAAGTAACTTGGCAACTTTGGACAACAGGTGCTGTTAAAGTTGAAACAACTATTGCAATGTCAGAGCAGCAGGCTCTTAATTATGCAGAAATATTGAAATCTGCAATTAAAGATGTTAAACAATTTCAAAAAGAACGCACCTCCAGCGTTGAAAACAAACAGGCACTCAAAGCAGCAGCCAACCAAGACTGTGTCTAATA